TTAAAATGGCTCTTCTTCGCTTTCTTTTTCTGTTGCAGGTTCTTTTATTTCTTCAAAGTCAGATACATCAATAGGTTTTTCATTTTCTAATTCTGTGTATTGTGCTTCTTCAAAAACTGGTGGTTCAAAATCCAATTGTTCTTGATTTGCATTTTCTTCAACTTCTGCATCCAATACTTCTTTGCGTTGACGTTGTTCAGATTCTTTAATTTGATTTGATAAAAGACTAGCGTCATCCGTGCTGTTTAAAATCTTTTTACATGCACGGTTTATTACAGTCTTTTTAGCCATTTCTTGAGGGAATCTTCTGTGTGTACCGTCTTCTTTAAATACACCGTTATAAACCATTTGTGATTGCTTCCACGCTTCTTCAATCTCTTCAAATGTCATGATTTCAGTGTAATTTCTACTTTCATCTTTAAATACAACTGTTGCATATGCACCGATAATGTTTTGTGTGTTTCTGTTACCAAAAGACTGTGTATGTTCAAGTTCAACAATTTTTCCGTTTTTAGTTTTATACTTAACTTCGTCACCTTCAAATATGACTTCTGCATTAATTTCTTCTGCGCCTGCTACACGTTTAGTTACTGCCATTGTTCCGTGGTAACTTCTTTGGAATTGAACCTTATCGCCATACATAATGAAATAGCCTTGATTCTTAGCAGGATTTAAACCTTGTACAACCATGTCCATTAAGGCGTTTGCTATGCTGGTTGAAGTTGCAAATTCCAGCGCTGGTTTATAACCATCTTTTTTAGATCCTTTTAATTCTTGCAGTTGTAACATTGCTGACTTCATTGCATTCTCAGGCGAATAGTTTGCAGGAAACTGTAAATCTCCTTGTGCTTCTAATGTCTTAACTCTAGATAGAACGTTGTCGCCCATTTTATTGTTTTTTAATAGTAATTCATTCGTCATTTTATATAGTCTCCATTCTTAATTTTTTATCTTGTTCATTTACTATCAATTGAATTTGTTGTGATTCTGTTTTGATAAGCTCTGTTACTGATTCAGCATTATCAATAAATATTGGCGCTGTAACTTTAAAATGTTTTGATAGTGTGTTGATGATATCTAAGCCAACATTAATTCTTGAGGCGTTATTTAAACCGCTGTCATACTCGACACCATTAACCGTTGTTGAACATGTTTCTTCTAATTCGCCGTTAACTAAGGTATTGAATAGCTTAAATTCAGCAATATCAAATTCGTTATTGATGTTTTCAGTAAGCATTTTGACTTTTGTTGTTGTAAATTCTTTTAAGATATAAAGGTCATGTGAATACTTTTCTTTTTCATCCAATAATCTGTCTTCTTCATTTCTTAATTCAGAAATAACATCATCTAGATGTTTATTTGATTTTTCGATTGATATTGACACTTCAATTTCTGATTTTTCTTGAGTAAGTTCGCTTATTTTGTCATCTATTCCTGAAACTTTATCTTGAATAGTTTTCCTGATGTTAGAGCGTTTTTGATTAATCTCATTTATCTCTAACATTACTGCTTTGTATTCGTCAGTTTGCGTAACGTCAACGTGAGTTGTTTTCAACTTATTAATTTTGTTTTGTATTCTTGCTGAACGCTCTTCTGCTTCGTTGATTTTAATTTGTAAATTATTGTTGTCATCCTCTAATTTCTCGATAATTGGCTTTATTTTCTTGCCCTCTGAAATAATGTGATTGATAGATGTTTGTATTGTTTCTAATTCTTTCGATTTGTTTGCATTGAATTTCTGCAATGCTTTTTCTCTTACCTCACTCACTTGTTCAGCTGGTAACTGTTGACCACAACAACTACATACATTGTCATCAAGATATTCAAATTTTTGATTTTTAGCTTTTTCTAAATCACTTTTTAATCCTTTATGATTTTCTAATAATTGATTACGTCGATTTTCTTCATGTGTAATTTGTTGTTTGTTTTGCTTTAATCTTGTTTTAAGATTCGCAACCGTTCCATTTTCAACGTGTAGCTCATTTGTTAAAGCATGTATTTTGTTCTCATTACTGGCGCTATTATTAGCTTCTATGCGCTTCAATTCTGATTGTTTATCAGCTAATTGGTTACGCAAATTAATTTCTTCTGCACCGTTTTGAATATCTATACGCTCATTTTCAAGTTGCTCAATTTCTTGTTTTATGATTGTGTGTCTATCATTATCGAATTCCGGTACATCCTGCTTATTTTGTTGTGTTTGATTAATACGTATCGGAATATCTTTGATGTCTTTGTTAATCTGCTTTATCTTGTCAGTAAGAATCTTTTTCTTTGTTTCAATTTCATGATCACCAAGAATATTATTTAATTTTTTAAAGTCGTTATTTGTTTTAATGACATCCTCATCATTAATTGGTTTTGCAATTTCAAATAACAAACTTCTTCGTTTCTTCCAATCGAGTAAATTAAATGCTTGGGGATTTGTAATCAACTTGAATACATCTTCATCAATTAGTTCATCAATACGAGCTTTATAATCCTTTACTTTTATTGATTCATCATTGATATATTGTTTCTTTGTTCTACTTCGTGAGTATTCCTTGCGATTCGTCTTTTGATTTATTGTGTATTTAGGATGTGACTCTTTTTTGAAAGTCGTTATTTTTCCGTCGATTTCAAATTCTGCGAAAACAGTCGGAATTAACTCATAATTTTCTTCGTTTTTTTCGTTTAAAGGTACAGGGTTAAATGATTTGGTTGATCCGTCCAAACCTTTATCGAAAAGCAGCCATTGTAATGCGGTTGCAGTCGTAGTCTTACCAGTCGCATTATTGCCGTATATTTTTGTGTCTTTGCCGTTAAAGTTAAAGCTTTCTTCTTTGATTCCAGCAAAGTTTGATATAGTTAACTTATTTATTTTTATTTCCATCCTCATGCTCCTTTTTTAATCTTCCGATGACCTCTTAGCACCTCGATAATTAAATTTTTTATTCGTTCATGGCTATCTGGATTGATTTCATGTATCTGCACAAGCTTATTGTTTGTTTTGTAACTGTCGTGATAGTGCAAGAAATTAATCGATAAGTATCCGTGATGATTACGTTCAATTTCCAATAGTGCTCGTTGGTTTGACAAAGTATATTCGTCGAATAATGTCTTAAAAATATTCAATATATTTCTTTCTGTATCTCTCATGCTTACACCTACCATCTCATGACTAAGTTAATTAGTCTGTCCTGTTCGTCTGTGTTCTCTTCAATCCATTCATCTATTGCTTGGTTGAATAAGTCTGATGCCATATCTAAGTCATTCTCATCTACGACATAAGCATGTTTAATTGGTACATTGTTCATATCTTTAACTTGTATTGATATGCCCATATGACCTTTTAAAATGAATAGCTTAAAATCGAATCCGTTAACATGAATATTTTTGCGTATGATTTCGCCTATTTCGTAATACATCTTGACTTCCTCCTTTTTTCGTTTTATATTGAACACGAATTAATTTTGTTAATCGTTTGTCACTGTTACTTGTTGGCGCAAGTAGCAGTTTTTTTATTCTCCATAAAAGTATTCCTTATAAAATATGAATGTCGCTATACTTGCGAATCCCGCGATTGACCATGCTGTAGTGAAGTACAGCAATGGCATAAGCACAATTGCTAAGACTGTGAAGCATAGTACTGCTACTAGGTAGCTTTTATAAATGTTACTCATTTTCTTTTTTCTCCTCTTTGGTTGTTTCATCGTTTATCAAACCTTGCATTTCCATTAATTTTTGAGGTATACCAGCTTTTAACTGGATTTCGTATAACATTTGTTGAATGTGTGGTGGCACTTCTACCATTCCTTTCGTGTATAATTTAGTTATCTCCTAGTGAAAGGAGGTGATAAGTATGGAATTTAATGATTTTCAAAATTTCTTTGGTGAACTTAGTAATCAAGCCGAAAAAGAATTCGGTGGTGACAGTGACTTTTTTAGAGATAGAATAAATAAGTTGAAAGAAGATGCTCCTGAAAACGTATCTTACGAAATTATTTATTCAATAGCTTTATACGAAAGCTTAAAAGCTCAACAAGATATGAAAATTTTGAATACAGTTAAATATCTTTTAAATCGTGACTAGCAATATCCAACAATGATTTGCTCTGAGCATTATTAATTTTTGGATAATCAAAATTTCTAAGTTTAAATCTTGTGTTTTTCTCAATCTTCCAAACCTTCCAAGTCGCAACTGCCATTGTGATGAGGAAGGTTGTTTTGTATAGTGTGTTCATTTGTTTATGCTCCTTTCGTGTATAATGTTGTTTAAGAGGTGCATTGCTCGGGTTATAGTACTTTAAATTCAACACCGTCTATTTGAACGAACAGATTATCTAAATCAGGGATTTGTTTTTTATATAAACCAAATCTTGATTTAATATCTTTTAATAAATAGAGATTCAAGTCTCCAATTGATAATAGTTGTCTATTACCTGCTTCGTCATAGTAGTAATAAATGACTTTTTTGTTTTGATCTTCCATTTGCTGCGCCCTCCTGTTAAGCAGTTACGTTAGCTTCATAACCGAATTCAGTCATGATTTCATGTATTTTCAATCTACCTTTTTGTGTCCATCTAGTTTGTAAAACTGTGTCTTCTCTACCGTCAGAGCGTACAATTGGTATAGTGTCTGATTCTGTGTAACTCTTGCCCATGTGTTCTGAGTAAAGCACCCACTGTTTATTCACTTTTCGTTGTAATCTAGCTTCGTGTAGTAGTTTGTTTAACTTTTGTGCTGATATACCGTAGTCTGCCGCGATTTGAGTTGTAGCTAATGTTCCAGTTGACTTTAAGATTTCATCTACATAGTCTGCTTTGGGTTTTAGCTCTCCAATTTCTTGTTGTAAAAGTAAGTTTTGCTCTTTTTCTTTCTTATACTCAGTCAACACTGTAATGATGTAGTCTGGATCTTTTAATGTTTGTTCAATTACATTGTCTGTTGCGTAGATACCGTGTTTTCGAATAGCGGGTAGGACGTCTGAAGTTACCCATCGTTTGAATTTTCGAGCGGTTTCTCTGATTTTTTCGTTTTTACTTTGTTTAGAAGCGTCAAAGATTAAACTGTATAATCCTGATTCATTGATAATGATCATATTTCTGTTTTGACCTGATGCACTAAATTGGTGCGTCAGCTTGTCCTCGCTATCAACATGATTTCTGATGGCATTGTCTGCCCTTGCATATCCTAAAATTTCAGCAATATCTTTTCCTACAAAATAAGGTTCGTTTTCAATTTCCACTGTTCTTACTGGTAGCTCTTTAAAATTAAATGTTTGTAATGCTTGCATTGTTCGTTCCTCCTTTTAAGATGTTTGTTTGCGTTTCGTGTACTTTGTGGGTAAAAAAATATCTCCAATATTTTCGTCAAAAAAATCAGCGATAATAAACATCTCATCATTCTTAAATTGATGCTTTCCTAATTCCTTTAAACGATAACCTTCAGTTGATATATTCAAGAGGTTTGCTAAATCTTCTTGAGTACACTTTCTTTCTTTTCTCAACTTTATTAAATTCCATTGCATGTTGTCACCTCCCGCTTACAAAACTAACTATACACGATACGTGTACTTGAGTCAACATAAAAGTTTGCTTTTCGTGTATTTTTTTGTTGAATACCAAAAATAATTGGGTTATACTATAGGTAAATTTAAGGAGGTAAGAAAATGGATAAAAAAGAATTAGCGAAATTTATAGGCAATAAAATCAGATACTATAGAACCAAATTGAACTTAACTCAAGATCAACTTGGAGAAAAACTCAACACTAAAAAGGCTACTATTTCAAATTATGAGACAGGGTACAGAACTCCTAAACAAGATGATTTGTTTGAAATTGCTCATATTTTAAATATCAGTATCGATGATTTGTTTCCTACAAGAAATAATAAAAAAAACGACATCACTTCCATATACAGTAAACTCACGCCTCCAAGACAAAAAAACGTACTTAACTACGCAAATGAGCAATTAGATGAACAGAATAAAGTCACTTCTATAGATGAATATAAAGAGTCTAAACTAGTACCGTATATTGCATGTGGTGCAACTGGTGCTGGCATAGGAGAAGAATTATATGATGACATATTGCATGAAGAAGTATTTTTTAAAGAAGACGAAACGCCATCAAATGCTGATTTTTGTATTTTAGTTAATGGTGATTCAATGGAACCTATGTTAAAACAAGGAACATACGCTTTTATTAAGAAAGAAGATTCTATTAAAGATGGTACAATTGCACTCGTTGTATTAGATGGAGTAAGTCTTATCAAGCGTGTAGATATATGCGAAGACTATATTAATTTGGTATCTCTAAATCCGAAGTATGATGATATCAAAGTCGCTTCGTTTAGTAATATTAAAGTAATGGGCAAAGTTGTATTGTGATTAATAGCGCCTATATGGCACTTTAATATAAAAGACGTCTATTTCATCAGTGTTTAAAAGGAGTTTATAATGAAAATAACTAATTGCAAAATAAAAAAAGAAACTATAGTATATGAAGTTTTAACTAGTGGTAATCAACCATTCACTTATGAGTTACCTAAAGATTTATCGTCACATAATGCGCGTAAATACTTGGAATTTATTTCACAAAAAATAGATGGCGATAAGTTAAATTAATTCAAAGAATAAAGTAACTTCATAAAGAGTACGAAGAAAACGATCTAATGACCGAACTTATTCTTGAATATTTAGTAAAAAAGTATGTTGAAGAAGAATATAAGAAATAAACGCCTATATGGCGTGAGGAGGATGAGGGATGGAAGAGAATAAAACTTTAAAAGAATACTTGCGTAAATTTTTAGAAGGCTACAAATATGTAGTTGAAAACAGATACAATTATCAGTTTAGTAGCAATCCAGAAGCTTTCCCATTCATGAGAAAAGACGATTACAAGATTTCGATATTTTATCTAAATCAATCTTTTTTTGAAGAACCTTGCATCGTCGTTATCTCAAATGACAGTAAATTAAAAGAAATATATAATTTTCGTAATATTGATATCAAATATTTGTCTAAACACTTTACTTCATACATATATGATTCTAAAAAGTATGTAGAAGAACAATCCGGATTATTAGATTTTAATAATTACATTTATTACACATCTATTTACTACGGAAAATATATCGGGACCGTAATATTACAAAACAATTTAGATTTATTTTTTAATTATGGCAAAAGATTAGCTAACGATCATTACAATACATTGATATCGAAGTCGAAAGAAAGATTGATAAACAAAGCACATGATGAAATACAACCGTTCAACCACTTAGATTTAAATAGTATGAAAGAGATTGTTGATGATATAACTTTTTCTTATCAAATAGAACAAGGATTACAAGCTTATAAAAGGGAATTGTATTTGCCAGCTGCAGCAACCTTTGCTGTTGCTATAGAAACGTTTTTAATCAAATTAAAAAAAGTTAATAAAATCAAACATAAAGACACCGATTCAACTATGTACACAAAATTATTAGGAGAATTAACTAAAGAAGGTAAAGTAAATTATAGAACCAAAAAACGGGTAGAAATTGCGTATAGTATGAGAAACATAATCAACCATTCACAAGCTGGTGCAGTAGCCAAAGGTGATTGTGACTTTCTTTTAAACACACTAAAAGACATTGTTGATGAAAACGAAAAAATATTAAGAGAATATACCAAATCAATTAATAAGACGGAATAAATAGGTATCCTTGTATTCAGATTTGATTTTTAACATAATTTGTTCATAAATTTTTAATTTAAGTTCTTGTTCATCGTCATAAATATCAAATTCACTACTATAATTTTCAACTGATTCTTTTATATAAGCTATTTCTGCGTCAGTAAATTTTACACACATTTCATCACCTACTTTTTATTTTATTATATCACATTTAGTAGCTAGTACTAAAATCACGGGTAGCCCGCCTACCCTTATTATTTTTTGCCAATTTTGAGGAGGGAGCACATGAAAGTAGCAATTTATACTAGAGTGAGTACACTTGAACAAAAAGAAAAAGGACACTCTATCGAAGAACAAGAAAGAAAATTAAGAGCTTACAGCGACATAAACGACTGGAAAATTCATAAAGTATATACTGACGCTGGATACTCCGGAGCTAAAAAAGACAGACCCGCTTTACAAGAAATGTTGAATGAAATAGATAATTTTGATTTGGTTTTAGTCTATAAACTAGATCGATTAACTCGAAGTGTTAAAGACTTACTAGAGATACTAGAATTGTTTGAGAATAAAAACGTGTTGTTTAGGAGCGCAACAGAAGTATATGACACAACTTCTGCTATGGGACGTTTGTTCGTAACATTAGTAGGTGCTATGGCAGAGTGGGAGCGTACTACAATTCAAGAGCGTACTGCAATGGGTCGACGCGCATCAGCTAGAAAAGGGTTAGCTAAAACTGTCCCTCCTTTCTATTACGACAGAGTAAACGATAAATTTGTGCCTAATGAATATAAAAAAGTATTACGATTTGCAGTAGAAGAAGCGAAAAAAGGTACTAGTTTAAGAGAAATAACTATAAAATTGAACAACTCTAAATACAAAGCACCCTTAGGTAAAAACTGGCACAGATCAGTTATAGGCAATGCTCTAACGAGTCCGGTAGCTAGAGGTCATCTTGTTTTCGGTGACATATTCGTCGAAAACACCCACGAAGCTATTATAAGTGAAGAAGAATACGAAGAAATAAAATTAAGGATAAGTGAAAAAACTAACTCTACAATCGTAAAACATAACGCTATTTTCAGAAGTAAACTATTATGTCCAAACTGTAACCAGAAATTGACTTTAAACACAGTCAAGCATACGCCTAAAAATAAAGAAGTTTGGTATTCTAAACTATACTTTTGTTCTAACTGCAAAAATACTAAAAATAAAAATGCATGTAACATCGACGAAGGCGAGGTTTTAAAACAATTTTACAATTATCTAAAACAATTTGATTTAACATCATATAAAATCGAAAACCAACCTAAAGAAATAGAAGATGTCGGCATCGATATTGAAAAGTTGCGAAAAGAACGCGCTAGATGTCAAACACTTTTTATAGAAGGTATGATGGATAAGGATGAAGCTTTTCCAATAATAAGTCGTATTGACAAAGAAATACATGAGTATGAAAAGCGCAAGGATAATGATAAGGGTAAGACTTTTAACTATGAGAAGATTAAAAATTTCAAGTATTCATTGCTAAACGGCTGGGAATTAATGGAAGATGAGTTAAAAACTGAATTCATAAAGATGGCAATCAAAAACATTCATTTTGAATATGTAAAAGGAATTAAAGGGAAGCGCCAGAACTCATTGAAGATTACGGGTATAGAGTTTTATTAA